TAAATAAGTGTTCATAGAGCAATACTAACGGCATTACTAATAAAAATAAGAGCGCAAACAGCACTTTGCACAAAATCTCACTAACGTCTTTTACCTGTTTGATCATCATTAGCCTCAGATTTAGAAAGCACTACAAGGTTGCCTTTGTTATACGCCTGACCTACAGTAACACCTGTGCCAGAGTATTTCTTAGAACCACGAACAAAACCATTGCCTACACGATCTGATGTTGGTAAAGATTCTCTGTCAGATTTATAGTTTGGAATCGCTGTTTTTGATTTAGGTTTTTTAGCAAGCTGTTGTGGGTGTACTCCCATACGACGAAGCCAGTTGTCGTGATATTCTTCTCGTTGTGCTTTAGTCATGAAATCTCCTATCATTTTATGTATCATAACAAAAGATAGAGCATTATGCAACAATTAATATAGATTACCTGTTAATTCGTAAAATTCATGTTCTGAAATACAAGTGACCGGATATACCACGCCTGATGTTTCATATTTATTATTGATAAACTGTTGTAAATCAACATAATTAGTAGCTACTGTAAAATGGCACTCTTCTTTTGAGTTGAAAGGAAGTTCAGGAAATCCAAACAAATCTATTTGATCAGTGTCTGGCACTGTGCTGATAAAGAAAAGCATTATCCACTTCATATTCTTAACTCCTCGTAATCTTGCAGGCAATCTACATACCGACCATCAATATCAGGTTTCATTAAGGCTACTACAAGATTACGGGCGCGAGATACTGCATCCCAACTGTCGTCACAAAAGAGTGCAACACGAACACCGTGAGCAGGATTACAATGGTATAGATTAGGATCATCTATTTGATAGTATACTAAATCTTCACAAATTTTACTGACAACGTTTGGGTTATAAGAAAAAGTTGTATTCGGTTGAGCGAATAGAGCTGCGAGATAAAATTCATCAGGAAAATGCTCTCCAGCTTCCCAATCCCATTGACCTGATGCATACAGATCATGAATTGCTTGCATTAGAGTTGGATCCCCAAACCTATCAATATCTCCCATACGAAGTTGTACTTCAATGATATAGTTACCAATTGCTTCCACATTTACACAACCAGTATAGTTAGCAAGATGTGTTTCAAGCCAGTTATGAGCATGTCTATAAATAGATTCTGAAACATCCATTTCAGTTATCAATTCCCAATAATCAAAGGCTCCGTGTTGAAGTTTTTCACCTCTAAGAATGAATGATTCTACCACCTGACCACGAGCCATAATAAAATCAAATGAATAGTGCTCTCCCATATGATAAGGCGACCAAAACAATCCTGGATCAGTAATTTGCTGATACTGTTCAAGACTATGACATACTTGTGATTTAATAGAACCACCTAAAAGATTAGTAATTGGTTTTACACATACAGGATATTCAGTAGGATTAGTGCCGATAGGGCCATGTGCTAATTCTTGCGAGGCACAGATTGTCATCTTATCATAAACCCATCTATACTCATCAAACAAATTCCATGCTTCGGGGTCAGTAGTAGGAATTACTACATCAGAGTCTGATACTTTATCTGTATAGTGAGCAGCCATTTGTTTTATAGGATTATAGGTAGTCCAAGTCATTTCTGTACCTCCGGTGACCAAAAGGTTGTTCTTCCATCATTTAATTTCACTCTCACAACTGGGTTGCCATAGATATCCTGTTTTTGATTATATACCATCACACTACCTCCTCGTGCCTCAACTATCTCGTTAGGGTTAGAAGCAAAGCGAGTGTACTGTCCGTGATTATTGTATAAATCAGAATAATTACGAATAGTTGCACCTCCTGTTGAGTAAGAGGCTGAAAGTACTTGACACACTGCGTGATAGAGCCTTTCAAGTTCTTCATCTGTGCACTCTTCTATTAGTTTATCAGGTCTTATCGCAGCGAGAAAAAGAGATTCAGATTTGTAGATATTTCCGACACCAGATATTTGAGACTGATCCATAAGCCATTTAACCATTGTCCATCGGGGTTTGAGACGAGCAATGTGTAAAAATTCGGATAAAGTGCAAGGATTATTAAGCATATCAGGACCAATAGAATCCAGTTTTTTCTGATGATCCTTATTATCAAATACAAACTTAATAGTGCCAAAATTGCGTTGATCATTATAGTAAACCGCCGTATCGTCATCAAAGTAAAATGCAATACGAGTATGCTTTGATGGTTGTAGTTTGAAATTACCGCTCATACCAAGAGTAGTATACATGTAGCAGATTGGTAGAAGATCACCGAACTCCCACCAAATAAACTTACCTTTATTGTAAACACCTTTTACTGGAAGATGTTTTTCTTCTAGTGCAATGTAAAAATTAGCAAAACCAGTAGGCAAATTTTTTGTATACCTACCAGAAATAAAGTTTAAGTTTACTAAAGACTTACCTCGTACAGCGCGATCTACTTGCCGAGCTGTACGAGTACATTCTGGACCTTCAGGCATTATGTTCCAGTGCTCCCTAAAGGTTTACACACCCACTCTACAGAATCCCAATTTCCATCTGCAGGAATTGAATAGTATGAAAGTAATGATTTTTCACAGTCTACTTTAGCCTGTGGTGGATCAAATCTTTGAATTTCTTGGTTAAAACAAGTTGACTGTAAACAAACCTGTAAATACACTGCCCATAATAATTCCATTATGATACTTGCACTGCAATATAAATACAAAGAGCAATGATAAATAGTTTACCATAGTCTAAATCAAAAGCTGTACCTTCGCCAAAGCGTTTTTGAAACTCGTTTTTCATAATTATCTCATCCTTAATTGCATACCACGAGGAAAGCCCCAAACATCAACAGCTGGGACACGAATCTTGCGTTCTTTGGTATTTTTTTTATCGGGATTGTCAATAGTAAGCATTACATTCTTACCTGCACGCCAAGCTTTTACTTGTGCATTTAGATGTGCCTGAGATCCTACATAATCACGACGAGATGCATTTACAATATTACGGGAATAATTAGGGCGTTGACCCTGAGAAATGAAGCCTTTAGACTTACCACCTTTTTTAGCCATTGCTATCTCCTTGTTAAGAATATAATCTAATATATCTTAATTTAAAGCATTAAGCAATTAAAGAGTAGCAGTCATTAGTGCGTAGTTAGATGATATAGTTGTATTTTGCCTAAGATCGAGAAAACAAGATATAAACTCATTAGGCTCATAGTGATACGAGCAGTGAGTGCATTCAACAATATCAATTGGTTCTATCTTACCTTTTAAAAACCAAACTTCTTCTTCATGTGAACATAAAGGGCAACTACTTCTTGCTCTGTAAGTAGACATTCTGAACTTTTTCGTGATAAAGACCCATTGAGTGATCAAAAATACCATCAAACACTTGACCCTTTGCAAAAGCGCGAAGACGACCTCTCCACTGATCTTTGATTCTTTGCCAAGTAGTCATTTTTCTAATATTACCATAGTGATTAATGTAAATTAATTGACCGTGATGACGGTATATAATTGGAAATGGTACTTTTGTTACAATGTCGTTGTTATTAACAAAACGCCAATGATTGATACCATCTTTTGTCATTTCTCTTACGAAGTCACGATTACCAACACGGGGGGAACCAAATGTATAGAGTTCATGGGCATCTAACCGACTTGCCATAATTGTAGCTAATGCAGCTCCTAGTGAATGTCCCGTACAAGTAATTTTGTAACCATCGTCAAGATTTTGTTCAGCTATCCACCGAACAATTTTATCATAGACTTTATCGAGAGCTTGTGCAAATCCAAAATGAACTAAACCTTTTTCACGTGCCTTTTTTCTCCAAGCCTTAGCATCAGCTAAAATATCTTTCATTTGATCAGGCTCAGTTCCTCTAAATGCAATAAAAATTTCATTTGCCTTATGTTTACGACAAGCAAAAGCTTGGGTGCCTTCATTATCGAACCATGCCCAGTCCATATAACCAAGATTTTTTAAATGTTTTGACACCTCATCTTTATCTTTGTAAACAAGATGAGCGAATTCTGCAGCAAGAGCTGCTTTTTTATAATCTAAGTTCATGAGGGGAACTCCTTAAATTATTTAGATTTTTTCTTTTTTGATTTTAAAATTGCAGCTTGAAGTGCTGGTGGAAGTTTTTTCTGAGCTGGTGTTAAGCCATTGCCGTTACCATTCATTTTTTTCTTTTTGGCTGCCCCATTCATAGGTCTTTTTTTACCGCCTGTCATAGGTTTTCCTGATTTTTTATCTTTGTGCATTGCCATCATTTTCCCTTTCTAGCTTTTGTTAATAATTCTAAATCTTGTTGAATTAGAATTGGTACTGGAGTAGAGTGACCCCCATACACAGGGTGACTAAATAACCACTCTTCATGAGATCTTTGATCATTCATTCTCTCCATAATTTTTTTAAGAACTCTGCCGCTTGCGTTTTTGTGTATATAGATTCTTGCAACAAAGTCATGGAGAGGTAATACTTCTCCTCTCCACAGTTGAACATCAATTTTTTGTTTTCTCCAGTATGCCCCACTCCAGGGGCATACTGAAACTATTGAAGCGAAGTAAGAACGCCAGTCAACGTTACTTACGCTTACCGCCTCTGTTACCACCGCGCTTTCCACCTTTACCTTTTGGATGCATAGCCATTATGACTTTCCTCTCTTTCCTAGATCTTTCTTTTTACCCTTATAGGGCCCTGATTTACGTGCAATTAGACCACGTGCTACAAGGCGAGCACGATTAGTAGATCCAATCGATTTACCCGCCCTATGCTTTCGCAATAGTTCTGAGATATTAATTTTTGGTTTTTTTCTTGGCGCCATTTTTCATACCTCTAGGAACAGGAGAACCTAGAATTTTTTTAAGCATTTTAGATTGCTTTAAATGCACTTTTGATCCTGCTGCAAGTGCATCAGCAACTTTTTTAATGGTTTTATCGTTATGCATTATTTCTCCTAATATTTGCTTTACAGATTAAATTTCTGATCTGTGATAAACTTTTATACTTGAATATGCAGTGTTAACTCTTGAAATAAAATTTGCTGTTACTGCTTCAAGTTGAGTATCTATAATATACTTTTGAACTTCTTGTTCTGTTGGAAATCTATTAAAAATTGATATTCCATAATCATTAATATCTTCAATGTAATCTTCTTTTGTAGTAGAACCATATAATCCTCTGGTAAACGCTGTATTGTTAACTATAGCAGTTGTAGCGTAATAAGTATTATCAGGACGTAAAATAAATTTAACTTGATATTCTTGTAAAAAACTTGGTTCTATGGTTTTGAATTCTGATCTTTCGACATTTTTTAAGGTTTTACGATATAACTTTGATGAAAAAAAATTTACAAAAGCCTCTTTGTTATCAACTAAATCTTCGGTTAAACCTCTGTCTTTACACAAAAACATATTTACTATATTGTCAGAATCAATTATGCAACTAAAGGTAGAACCCCAATAAACATCATTAGTATAGTTTTTTAAAACGTTAATCAAATGTATATTATCTACACTACAAATGATTTGATCTTTTAGTTTAACACCTTGATTAGGGACGTAAACCAAGTCGTCATTAAATTCTGGAAAATTATTTCTGTTTCCTTTTAGCAGTGATACGTTTTTGCTCATTTATAAACTTTCTGTAAACTCCAGCAGCTGTTTTCTTGCCAGCTACTCTTGCTCTTTGTTCCATTGCTATTGCTGCTTGCGTTTTATGCGCATGACTTTTGCTAGAAGCCTTAATTTTAGCGACAGAAGCCACAGCGTCTTTAACTTTAGCAAAACCCAAACCTTTAATAGTGCCTTTAGGATTTTCATCTGTATACAAATCAGAGTGTAATTTAGAATTACGTCTCTGTCCTTTCTTTCTTGGAATACGTGGTGCCATTATCCACCTTTACCTATCATAACAGCAGCCATATGTTTTTTTGCAGCTGCTAAAGTCCTATGAGTCTTAATATTCTTCATACGAATATTACCCTTTTTGGTGCGTTGAACCTTACCCTTCTTTTTGTCATCAATAAAAACACCATACCCACCTTTTACTTTTCTGATAGCCATTACTTTTTCTTCCTTCTTTTAGTAAAAGTTCTTACCATAGTAGGCTTACCGCCAGGATTGCCAGCAGCACGTTTACGTTGAACTGCACTGCGAATCTCAGCTGCAGTCATTCTATTAGCTGTAGCTCGTGGGACACACTTAGGATATTTTCTTTTTTTATCCTTTTCTAACTTTGTTCTACCACAAGCTTGAAACTTACCATCTTTTTTTGGTGCTCCAATATCAACCCAGTCACCTTTTTTACCTTTGCCAAACCAAGCAGTTAAGCCACCTCTGGGTTTAGCCATTATCTATAGCCCCCACCTCTAGCTTTATATGTGCGAACGAGCCAACCGTTCGCATAAGCTGATGGGTATACATCAAACTTTCTTTTAGCTTCAGCTTTAACTCTTGCATAAAGCTTTGGATTAGTAGGCGTTGCGCCTTTTTTCTTGGTTGGTTTTTTTCTCGGTGCCATTATTTCTCCTTTGAGCAGTAATCTTTTTTTGATCATTAATAAACTTACGAATTGGCATTATTACTTTCCTCAGTTAGATATTTATAGTATTTATATTCAAATCTTAAATAGTAATCTAATGCTTTATTTAGTGAGTCTGGAAAAAAAGATAGATATTTATGATTTATATAACTAACTTCTCTATCTTTTGTATCTTTTATATTAAGCATTGAGCAAAGTTTAGTAATATTCTTAAAGTCTATAACTGAAACTGAATCTTTACCTTTTAATTTAATCTCTACAGCCACGTGAAGCCAAGGAGCAACATGAGTTGCATCATGTCTACAAACACTATCAAATAATGATTCTGCTATATAGTGATAAAAAGATTTAGATATTACTTCTTCATTTTCTTCTAAATTAGCATAAAGTATAGTAGGCCAAATAACGTCCTGCCATTCTTGAGCTAATCCAGAGATTAGTCTTTCTCTTGGTTCTCTTACAAAAAGAATTATTTTTTCTTTAAAGTCAATTTCTTCTATGTATTTTGTTGATAAATCAATTGCTTCTTCACAATGATCGCCTAAAAATTTATTAGCATGTTTTCCTGTTGTAATCACTTGATAATTGTTAAATCTTAATAATCTAATAGGTATTCTATTAAACTTTTTTATTATATCATATGATTTATTAACACTTATCATACATCAATAACTACGAATCACTTTCCCTCTAAAAGGAGTTTTGTCTGCACACCAATCTTCTGGGTGCATATGGCGAGGACGTCGTCCTGCAGGTTTTGAAACCATACGACCTTGAGGCGTGTAAAAAGCGCACCACTCCTGACGAGGACGACGTTTAACTGACGAACTCATTGATTTCCACATTTTCTCTCCTGTGGCGGATTTTACAAACTTACGAACTGCCATGTTTACTCCACAAAAAAAGAGGGTATATCTATACCCTCATTATACTTTAATGCTATGTTATGTCAAAACAAAATTATAATGATTTTATTTTTTCATACATGTTTTCATAAGTATATGGAATTTTAATTCTAATGAATACTCTTGGTTTTTTAACACCAAACACAGCGTGCTTAATTTCAGTGTTGATTAGAACGGGATGGTTATCATAAAAACATTGTTTTACTATTTCACCTTTTTCATTAAACCAACAAACAGGTTTTGAGAAGTCTCCTAAGAGGGGAATATTAATTTCAGTGGCGTTGATATTTCCATCAATGTGTGGTTTAAGATCACCGCTACCATTTTTATTATCTCCATATTGAATTTGTAGTCTAACAAAATAATCATTAGAAAAAGGTAAATTTAAATAAGGATATATATTTTTAAGAAGTTTCTTGTCATCATCATCATAACAATCAACTCTTCCCCAAACTAAGGATAACTGAGATTGGTCAACTTTTTTAATATCGCTATCAGTGGTAACTACATTTTGAAATGTATCATCGCCTAATTCAAACCCTTTAAGGACTGGAGTGTGAGAAGACGCTTTTTGTAAAAAGTGTTTTTTAATATTTTCTGATACAGTATCTTTAGGAAGTTTAATATAAAATTGATTGATTTCCATAATTTTCTTATCTCATTTTAGTTTTTATTTAACAACTCAATTATGGCATCTTTTGTCATTTTTTCAATCTGATTCCTTTTAAGTCCAAGTTGTTTTTGAGCCATTTCCATTGCTTTTAATTTAGTATAAGCATTAGGATCAAGTTTTACCTTGTTCTTTTTTGTAAACAGTTTATCGACAGACAGCACCACAAGTATCAAAGCTAAAGGATCGAAACAAAAGATTATTATAAAAATTACAAGTAAAACTGCCGTCTCAAGATTTGAATCATCACCTAACAACACAGCTACGTATTTTATAGGACCGAGTTCTGCTTCAATACCTGAAATTGATAATTTTTCTTGAAGTTTCTTTTCTTCTAAATCTTGTATGAGGTTTAATTCGTTTTGAATATCTGACTCAAGCTGTGAAGAATCTTCACTTGTTTTGTCAAGACCTTTCGATACAGCTCCAAGCTCTACATATCTTTCCATTGCAGCATTGAGTGTAGTTAATCTTTGTTGTAAGTTATCAATTTTTTGTCGAGAAAATTCTATCTGAGTGTTATATGTTGTAATTCTTTGTTCAACAATCTTAATAGGCATTTCTTGTTCAGAGTGACCTTTTGAGAGTAATCCAAAAATTCCAAGACTAGTAACAACCATCAATGAACCTATAATAGGAACAAGTATTGATTTAGTTAAAAAATTGATCTCTCTCCAATAATGATGAGTCCACACAGCAGCAACCACCTTGCCAAGTTCTAAAACTCCTCCCATAATTGCAACAGGCAAAAAAGCAGCAGAAAATATTTGTGTTAATCCTAAAACACTAAACCAAGCAGCTACTGCTGAAATTGCTATGGCTGATAAGAAAGTTACCCATATTAGAATCATTATGCAGCTCGTTTGAGATGTATCTTCTCACCAGAGTAGTCTTGTTCTGCTTTAATAAAATCGTAGAATCCTTTAACAGCTACCTCTTTATGTTTTGCTTCAATATCAAAATCTGCATATTCAAGCATTGGAACATGGTTCGCCATTAAATGTTCGTCCCAGTAGGTTTCAGAATGTGCATTTGGTTTCATCCAATAATCTCGAACAGCTGGCGGGAAGGATTGTGATTTGTGGAACAACGGGCGTATGCCTTTCCAGCTTTTGACAGCTTCCAAGAACAGATCGCTTGTGTGGGTAATGTGTTCCACATCTCGCACTTTCCGATTGACTGTTTTCTCTCCAATCTTAACTTTCTCAGTTTCAACCATTCTATGGCAGGCATAGTGGTGTGTGTCAAGTGTACAGCGGATCGGTATTCTCTGTGCAAGTTCGAGTGTGTGTACAATGTCGTATCCGTTGGGTTTATCTTCATTTTCAACTGCGAGACATTGTTGTGCATAGTCGGAGAGATAGGGGTAGTTCGTAGCAAAGCGTTTGATTCCGTCTTCATGTTTTCCTCCGTATAGTCCTTGAAGGTGGATATTCATTGTAAAATCACGAGCAGGTAAGCCCATATACTGACCATATAGAGCATGATACTCTAAGTCTTCAATAGACTTAGCTACGACGTCAGAATTATTGCTCCCAAGCACAGTATATTGCCCAGGGTGAACAGATAAGCGAACCTCGTGCTCCATCGCGAGTTTACCCGCTCTTTGTAATATATCTTTGATTTCATCTCTAATCTCCTCGTACCAAGGTTTAGTAAAATCTAGGGTGTAACAGGGAAATAGCTCAGAAGATATTCTGAACGCTCTAAAGTTTCTTGGTTGGTGTGGGAAATAGTTTGTAAGAATATCTAAAAGCTTACGACAGTTAGAGAGAGCTTTTTGTTGGACTCGATCTTTACCGTCAGCTTTTAAAGCATAGGTTTTTGTGGTAGTTCCAAGATTGTAGCGTTTTGCTAGTTGTTTATCGTGAAATTGACAACACTGAGCAATACGCCAATCAGTTTGTGTTTGATTGAAATATTCCATAGAATCTCCATTGATTTTCTCAATCATAACTTATTAATGACTAACATGCAATTAATAATTAAACAAGGGTTGTCATCTTCTGTTTAACTTATTATAAAGTGTTGAATAAATTTGATTAGGTTATTTAACCCACCCACTGCTGTCGTGAGGGCTACACATAACATAAACCAACTAACACTTAGAGCTAATGCACAAATTAATACACCTAATTGATGACTTAACACATCCATATCTTAAGTTCCGTTGATCATTTACTTTTTCTTAAGTGCATCAGCTCCAAAAAATGCTGAAACTAAAACTGCAATAGATGCGAAGTATGTTGGTGCTATATCAGCAATTAGATCTGCGGCTTTTTCCATACCAAACGCAGAGGTGACTGCAATACCGATTGGATATATTAACAAACCAACTAATGAAAACCATGCCATTTTGCGGATAGCATCACGTTGTGCGTCTTGATCTTCCATCTCTTTACGTTTAAACTCAAGAAACATTTTATGTTCTTCATCTGAAACACGACCATCACCATTTGAATCAGCTGGGTGAAATGTTTTAGTTGTATCTTCACTCATTGTATTTCTCCTTTAAAAAGCGTCTTGATAGCTTTTTTCGTCGCTAGTCATTGCTTTTGTTTTTTCAAGTTGAATAATACGAGCTTCTAACTCGTCAATCTTTTTTGTTACATGAGGATACTTTTTTCTCCACACATCAGTTGGTTGTTCAAACCAAGTCCATCCCCACCTGGCAACAAGATAGTCTAACGTTTGATCTACTTTTCCATAAAACCAAATGCCTACACGAGTATCTTTTAGGTAAGCTAAAGCTATCGCACCTACAATAGAACCTGCGATAGCTGTATAAATCCAAAGAGTGTCTTCAAACATGCGTTCAATCATATGTTTTTCCTAATCCATCTGTATGCTGTATAAGCTATAAGTAGAACTAAAATTGTTCCGATACCATCAAACCAAGATGTTTCATTCATGGCATAAATAAGGTCTGCTGTAAACCAATCCATTAAAATACTCCCTATAAGTGTAAAATTAGTTTGCTAGAGGATTATCAAGTGCTCTTTGAAGCTTTTTGTTAAGAGTATCTTCAAGGTTTTTTAGATCTCTCTCAACTTTGGCTTCGAGATCGTCCATTCTACTTTGATTGGATTCTTGTAGTCGATTCGCTTTTTCATCATAATCATTCTGTAATCCATCTCGTTTATTTTCAAAACGCTCTTCTGCGTTTTGGATAATCTCTCTTACTTCACCTTCTACTTCACGAACTTTATCTTCTACACGATCGACAGATTTTTCAATTGACAAAATATCATCACGTAAGTCGCCTTTGATGTCTCTGGCATAACCAATTGCTTCATCTAATTGTGTTTCAATAATTTGCATGCGGTTATCATAGTTAGAAATCTTTTCTTCATACTCTTGTTGTTGGTCAACAAAAGCAATAGCTTCTTCAACTTTTTGATAAATGAGGAAACCACCATAAAGAGCACCTAGCACGGATCCTAACACAGCAATAAGTGCAGATACTGACATAAAAGTTATTTTTAAACCAAGGATACGAAACTCTTTATTTTTAAAATTTTCAATACCTTCTTCTACATTTTCAAGTTCTTGCTTTAAATCTCTATTCATTTACTACTCCTGCGTTTGAAGTTTTTGAAGCTTTTTTATCTCTGCCTCAAGCCGCATAATCTCAAGTCGCTTAGTTTTTAATTCTAACTGATATAATGTATTACAATTGATTCGTTCTTTTGGTCCATCTAGTGGTATTGTAACACGAGCATATACTCCAATGTCTTTAGTGCTATGTCCTATTGATGAATCATTCTGTGAAAACGGGCTTTCATAATTATCAATAATGCCTGTAACACCAAATTCAAGATTGGTGCCTCCACCAATAGAGTTTTTACAATCCATTTCACCAGATCTAAATGAATCTTGACCGTATGTTGAACCAGAGTTAGGTAATTGTAAATTTAATGAGCTGTTTTCTGCAAATGTTATGGTAGGAATAAATAAAAATATTACTAAAAGTTTTTTCATGTTATTTTTTACTTCCTTGAAACTTTGAACAGATAGTAGATGAGATCATTGTTTGAGGAGAGGGATCACTACGACTTCTTGATTTAGAACATATATACGTAGCTTTAAGTTGATCTGATTCTTTTATATATACTTCAAACTTAATTTTTTCTAAATATTCTAATTTAAAGATAGTATAAGAGGATACAAAAGGAATAGGATTCCAGTTCTCATCAAAAACTCCAATTTCATAATATTTTACATCATTTCTCTTATTAAACAACTCTAATTCTGTTACCAATACTCCCTCTAAATAAGAGGGTTCCAGCTTAGGATATGTTGGAGTCATATCATGAGCTGAAACACTAAAGGTAAAAAATATTAAAATAGTAGTTAAAAGTTTTTTCATTTGTTATTGAGCTATACAAACAGCGTCTACGACAGCGGAATATGAGCCACCTGGAAATGCTTTATTGCCACCCATGGTTACGGTAGAAGTTGACTTAAACCAAGTAGAACCAGTAGCTGTTAAATCATACTGAGTTGTTTGACCAAAAGTGACTTTGTTTGTTTCATATGTTCCCATATTAGCTGAGTCACTTACTGTGCTTACTTCAGTGGTACCAGTCCAAGTTAATGATTCACCTATAGAGGGTGACGATGAAAAACTCGTAGGAGTGGTAATCTGAGCATAGTAAGCGTCAGCAAGTGTTACGTCAAATCTGACAATCGGTGGCACACCACCATCAGCTGGTGTAGTTGTAAGTGTATAAGCATTAGGGTTGCCGTACACACCTGGAGTGTCAGTGGTAATAACACAGCGGGACTGCACAGTTCCTTGAATTAAAACTTCTTCAGCATGTACAGTGCTTACAATTAATGTTAAAATTAAAGTTAAGAGGGGTATCTTAAACATTTTTTCTCCTTAATATTGCATATCAATCATTTGTTCGTGCAATAGTTGTTGAGCTAGATTATTTCTAAGCCCTTGTTTATTATCTTCAAGTGTTTTATCAAATAATGTAACAGTTTCTCTGTATACACCGCCATTGATTGTTTTATTTGTATAACCATTGTCAATTTGTTTCTGCATAATACCATTCATTATTATAATTCGTTGATTTTCAGCAAAGAGAGCAGCAGCGTTTGTATCAGCTAACATTGCAAGTCGATATTCTCTTTTACGCTTTTCTTCCTCTTCTTCGTCTTCATCTAATTCTTCTTCAACTGTTTCTTCGTTTTCCTCTATTAAAGACTTTTCATCATCATTTAAATTGACGTATTCGTCCTCGGTAGCGTCATATATTTCTATGTCGGGTATTACTGGCATTGGTACTTCGTATCCTGGGCAATTCGGATCAAACTGTGGATTGTAACATGGATCTACCTTGTACATATAAATTACATTAGGATCTTCAACTGATCCAGGTCCATCTACTTCAATAGAACCGTCACCCCATAACTCTCTATTTAATCCAGG